CACGGATACTGTTGTTATCCCGTAAATATCTACGTATCTCACCGATAATCATTGGAGTGGCAATAGGATGTGCTAATGCCGTATTTATCATACTTTTAAAACTGCATATTTTTTTGCTTGTCGCAAAAGTGTCGTATATGTGTCACTATATGCGACTTTTTTTATGCCAAAATTTAAGCATAAGGAGGGATGACCTTATGGGAAAATTCAAATTTTCAGATGAAACACTGGAACATATATTCAGCAAAGAACGTACAAGGGAAGTGCCGATTAAGTATCAATCAATCATGGTTCATGTGATCGAGGAAGTTTTAGGAGAAACGGGTAATGCTTATGAATTTCAGTCCGTTGGGACTTATGAACAAGCCGACATATCAGACACTTGATGAAGCTGAAATTGCGAAACAGATAGAATCAATGGAAGAAAGGGAGAACAGAAATGCCGCAGCCGATTATGAATCCGAACTATTTCAATCCGCAGTATAGAACACCTATGTACGGACAGTTTATGCCACAACAGGAGCAATTCCAACCACAGCAGTTTATGCAACAGCCACAGCAAAACGCAGTACAGATGTACGGTCGTATTGTACCGGCACAAGAGTGCATAGCACCGAATGAAGTTCCTATGGATGGCAACACAGCTTTTTTCCCAAAACAGGACCTGTCGGAGATCTATGCTAAATCCTGGGGAGCAGATGGGAAAATCTATACAAGGCTCTACAAGCCTGTTTTAGATGCAGACCCTAATAGTTTACCGTCTGACACAGAAAAGGCGAAATTTGACCTATCAGACGAAGCCACAGCGGTATTTATGAAGCGTTTCGATGAACTGGAGCAAAAGATTGAGCAGTTGAAATCTTCGCAATCGCAAAGAAAAACTCCACAATCGCAAAGAAAGGATGATGCAGAATGAATATGATGAATCCTATGCAGATGCTTAGAGGAATGGGAAGTCCCCGGCAGTTTATCCAAAATATGATGGGGAACAGCCAGATCATGTCTAACCCTATGGCTAAAAATATAATGGGTATGGCTCAAAAAGGAGATTTTGCCGGAGTAGAGCAGTTAGGAAGAAATATTGCCAAGGAACGTGGTATGGATTTTGATTCAGAATTTGAAAAATTCAAGCGTCAATTTCCCATGAAGTAGATACTAAATTCTTGCAAGATTAAGTATAAAAAATCTTATATGGAGGTAAAAATTATGTTTGAGAGTAACAATACTCCCTTTACCATGCCTGTTATGCCTGCCAACAGCGGATACGGAAACAACGGTGCATGGGGTGACGATGGTGCATGGTGGATTATTATTTTTGTCCTTTTCTTTGCTTTTGGCGGTTGGGGCGGTAATGGATGGGGCGGTAATGGCTCTAATTCCAGTTACTACACCGATTCTGCACTGCAAAGAGGGTTCGACACCCAGTCTATCATCGGTAAACTGGACGGAATCAACAACGGTCTGTGTGACGGATTTTACGCTGTAAACAACGGTATGCTTACCGGATTCAATGGCGTAAATACCAACATTTTACAGACTGGCTATGGCATCCAACAGGCTATCAATGCCGACACCGTAGCAGGAATGCAGAATGCTAATGCTTTACAGGCACAGTTAGCGCAGTGCTGCTGCGATACCCGTGAAGCTATCCAGGGTGTAAACTACAATATGGCAACGAATACTTGCGCATTGCAGAACACCATGAATAACAACACTCGTGATATTATCGACAGCCAGAATGCCGGTACAAGAGCAATCCTTGACTACTTATGTCAGGATAAGATCGCTACTCTGCAGGCAGAGAACAACGATCTGCGCAGAGCCGCTTCTCAGGATCGTCAGAATGCTCTTCTGACCACTGCCATGAGTGCACAGGCACAGCAGATCATCAACGCTGTGAACCCTACACCCATTCCTGCATACCAAGTTCCCAACCCTAACGTATATTACGGATGCGGATGTAACACTGGTTGCGGATGCTAAAACTGCATATCGAGTAACTTAACCTTAAGGTTATGTCTGCTATGCAGAATTACTGACAACATGGGGCAGACTATATGGTTTGCCCCTTTGATTTTGAAAGAGAGGTATTTATTATGGCTGAATATACAGCAGTAGCATTACAGACTGTGGCAGCAGGAGCGGACGTTGCTTTTACCGAAACTGCCGTAAATGGAAGTGGTTGTATCACTCACAGAGAGGGATCCGGAATTGTAAAGTTAAGAGGTATCACTAATCAGTGCCGTGCAAGATTCCTTGTAAGTTATTCCGGCAACATTCAGATTCCCACTGGTGGAACTGTTGGGGAAATTTCTCTTGCACTGGCGGTAGACGGAGAACCTTTGCAGTCCACAAGAATGATTGTAACTCCGGCAGCAGTAGAGAATTTCTTCAATGTTTCTGCGCAGGCTTACATTGATGTCCCTCGTGGATGCTGCAGTACGGTAGCCGTTCAGAACACTTCTACGCAAGCTATTGAAGTGCAGAACAGCAATTTGATTGCCGTTCGTGAAGCGTAGGAGGTGGAAATCATGGATGTTAAGAGAATACATGAAATTCGTGAAAAGCTGACTGAATGCACCAAGTCGCAGTTTGATAAAGGGATTGACCATGTGGATACTTGCGAAGCTGGCAAGGTAATAGACATGATAAAAGATCTCGCAGAAGCAGAGTATTACGCTACACTTGCAATCACCATGCAGGAATATGACCCGGAAGAAGTCATGGAAATGTTTGAGCGTTACGGTGACGGTGGTAAACGTTTTTATGACCATTACCGCTATGCTGACGGCAGATTTGCACCTAAAGGTCGTGGAACCTACCGCAGAGGATATATTGAGCCGGACTACCACATGACACCGGAAATGTATCGCGACATGGACAGAGATATGGGACGTATGTACTACACGAAAACATCTTCTACGTCTGACGGTATGCGTGATGCAAGAGAGGGTAGAAGCGGTATAAGCCGCAGAACCTATATGGAAAATAAGGAACTGCATAAGGCTAATACACAGCAGGACAAGGAAGCTAAAGTCCGTGATCTGAAAATCTACATGACCGAACTGGCAAATGACATGACGGAAATCATCAACGATGCAACACCGGAAGAAAAGACGGTACTTCGAAACAATCTTTCTACACTGGTAACAAAAATTGTATAACACACTTAAGGGGCTTATTTAGCCCCTTTTATGTTGGAGGTGGTAAGTTGTTCACGATAAATGGAATGGACTGGAATTTAAGGATCGTAGGCAGTCACAGCCCTATGCTGATGCGTTCTGATGGTACATATACGTTTGGAATGACAGACCGGAACACAAGAGATATTTACATATCAGACATGATTCATGGTAATTTCTATGATCGTGTGCTGTGCCATGAATTGTGCCATGCGTTCTGCCTATCCTACAATTTGACTATGGATATTCAGACGGAAGAGATTGTTGCCGACTTTTTGGCTACCTACGGAAGAGAAGTGTTTGCGCTGGCTGATGAATTGATAAGTGGATACATGGAAAGAATGGCATAGAAAAGGGCATCCGCAAGGGTGCCCTTAAAATCCTATATTCTATTGTAATTTAATAACTTCTTTGTTACCCGTCCAGAAACTTGTTTCGTATTCCAGTTCAATACTCTGCGCATCCTGCGGAACTACAAATGCAATCTTGTAAGATGTTTTTCTGCCGCTTGAAAGATTCGCATTCAAAGAAGAGTTATCCACAACACTGTAATTTTGTTCACAATCTGTATCGTCTGCGTAACACTGGAAATCGTAGATGCTTACATACTTATCATCTTTACTGTTGTTCTGATAGGAAACATCAATCATAATGTATTTTGTTCCATCAGCAGGAGCGTTCCAACCGTATTCATCCTCATAATCAGTGTAGTCAAGGTCAAAATCATTAATAGTGACTTGCAAGCCGTCCGCATCGAATGTGTAACCGGGAGAAATAACAAAATCTGATTTATTTACAACAGGTGAAGAAGTAGACTCTTCTGTTGCTTCAAGCGAAACTTTTACTTCCGCAATAGGAATAGAAGCATCATCAGATTTATTGCCTATGTTATAAACTATGACTGCAAGAACACACCATATAATGGCAAACCACGAACCAGTATGCAATTTATTCTTTTTATCACCAGTAGCAATGTCGATTATTGCAAGAATAACAGCAACCGGAATAGTAAATGTCAAAATAGAAAACACAGCCGCCAACGTACTTAATGTGCTCTGCTTTTTCTTAGGTGGCTTTTGATTGTTCTGAACTGTCTGATTTTTTTGCTGTTCCAAAATGTCAATATCGAATTTAGACATACAAGCATCACAATAACCTATTCTGTGATATACCGGCAATCCTTTATCATCCGTAGCCACCTGTTCCGGAACAACTCTCATTTCTTTACCACATTTGTAACAATTCATAATATTTCCCCCTCTAGGTTTTATTAAAAATCTCATTTTTTGAGACTTTTTTCGTAAAAAATTTTGGGTCAACCGTTTTGATACCCCCCGTAGGTCTGTATTTTCAACCGAAAATCTCATTTTCAGAGGTTTTTGAAAGAAAAATTTTTCTTCAATTTTCGTGCTAAAAATTTTCAATCCCCCCCGGGGTAGCACTTTTCAAGCTGAAAAATCCGTTTTCAGAGTTTTTTCGCAGATTTTTTCAGACCGATTCAAGGTGTGGAACATCTTCGTACTTTTGCGGTGCAAGTCTTGGAACGGTCACCGTGTCGCAGATTTCGCAAGGTCTCCGACTGCAGAAAGCATAGAATCATACGCAGACCGTAACAGCTCCGCAGATTCCGGAGACATACCACCGGCAACAGATTCCACCCTTATGACGGTTTCCAGCCGTTCCCCGGCATCGGATACGCTCTCCATGATGTCATATACATGACTGATTCCCACTTTTCGCATTTTGACAAAATCCCCCTTGTAATATTTGATTGTACACCAAGACAACGCAATTCGTCAATATATCCGGGCGCAGGATCTGACCGGATCCGGTGGAAGAGTAACACAAATAGACCGCCAGCCGGTAGCATATCACCCGGAACACGACAAAAAGACGGCTTGCAACCGTCTTTTATCTGTTTTCAAGTTCAAAAATTGCCCACCGCAGGGCGGCGGCTGTCTCCGTGTCTTTCTCTCGCTCCGCACGCTCTAACAGCGTGTAAAGTCTTTCAATGTTCTTTTCTTTCATCCTGGCAACCTCCTGTTTTTAATTTTTGGGTAAAATACACCCATAAAGCCATTGCCGGGCATCGCTCCCGGCTGGCATCCTCTGCGGCGGTTAATTCAAACAGTTTTCAATATCTTTCGCAAGATGTGGAAATGCTTTTTCTATGTCTTGCACGCTGTCGGCGTAATAATCACCAACAATTTTCCCAAAAATGCGAAGATTGCCGGAATAAAATCCGCCTAAATCATTAAAATATATGTCTAATCCTGTCACCTGTTCCGGCTTGTCTCCATACCACATATCAATATTTATTTTTCCCATTTTCATTTCCTCCGTATTTTCAATTTTTCCCGTTTCCGGGTAAAAGCAAGCCGGGGAATCGATCCCCGGTGCAAGCCTGTCTTACTTGCTTAACTCTCTATAATACCGGAGCACATACCCGGCGAGCATTGCACAAATTAGTAATATAAAATTCTCCATGCTCTTATTCTTCCCCCATATCGTCCAAAACTTCGGCGATTGCCTGCCCTAACAGATAACATCTAATTGTTACGTCCATTTTTTCCCAGTCCTCAGATAAAAACCATTCTCCAACCGTTGCGGCATCTGTTCCGAACTCTTCGCAAGCATCTTTTAAAAGATCAATGTTATCTTTAACATATTCCTGCGCCTGTGCTCTGCTAAAAGTGTAAGAGCCGCTTGCGTTTCCGGTTACGCTGTCTTCTGTAAAAAGCTCATCATTTAAGTAGCTTTCCAGCTCGTCACGGTCTGCATAATCTGTTAAATTGATGTTGTCGTTGATGTACTCTGTAATGTCGTTTTTCATAGCTTCTAAATAGTTATACATATTGCTTTACCTTTTCACCCGTGTTATAATATGGGTGCCTTTCTTTTTGGGTGCCGGTGTTCGCTTGGTAGGTGTCACCGGCTTTATTTATTTGTTGAGATAACTATAACAGATATAAGGCACAAAAACAAGACGCAATAATATACAAATATAAGGCGCAAAATAATCACTTTTGTTGTACATAATGTATAAGGCACAAAAAGAAACATGATTATATTATAGTAGATAAAAAATAATATTGACATATAAGGCACAAACAAATATAATAAAGATACATTTATATAAGGAGGTGCAAACAATGGAGCGAAAAACAACAGACGCAACAAGAAAAGCAATTTACAAATACGACAACAAATTTGAACGGGTGAATTGCCGTTTTGCAACTGGCACAAAAGACCGTATTAATAAATTAGGTTATAAGAGTGTAAATGATTTTATAAAATTAGCTGTTGCGGAAAAACTGGAGCATGACGAAAAAATATTAAAATAAGGCACAAAAACATATTGACACATAAGGCACAAAATGTTATAGTGATATCATGATATCACAGCAATGATATCACAGCAATGATATCACAGCAATGATATCACAGCAATGATATCATAAAAAACTAATGATATCACAAGAAAAGGAGGTGCTAAAATGTCGGAAACATTTAATCAAATGATTAGATTCCCGAAAGACCTAGAACCGTAGATCAAAGCGCAGGCAGAAAAGAACGGTGTAAGTGTAAACCAGTTTGTTATAGGTGCCGTGATTGCAGCATTGCAACCAGTACAACCGCAGACAGTGACAGAGCAACCGAAAGAAACGCCCGTGGCAGGCTCTAGAAGCCACTTAGACGAGAAAATCGCACTCATACAGGCAAATGAACGGCTACACGCTTTACAAGCCAAAACAGCGGCAGAAAGAGCCGCTAGAGAGCACGGAGAAGTTAAACCAGTTATAAAACATCCTCCGAAATGGGCAGGCTTACCAGGACAGCGGCCGGATGAAAGTAACGTTGAATGGGTGGAGCGCAAGACAGCAGAAGCAAACGAAATTTATAAATCAGCAATGGAATGTCTGAAAGCTGAAAAGGAGAGTGAAACCAAATGACAGGCACACCGGAACAAATCGTAGAAAAGAAAGCCGCCCGGATCCGCTCAAACGTCCGGCAGTTCTTCCGGTACTACCGGGATCAACTGGAAACAACGGAATCCGAACGGCTGAAAGAATTTAACCTGGCAGAACTCCAGGCACTGGAGACGGTGCAAGCGGAAACGCTCCAAGCACTGGAGAACATGACAGACCCGGAGTTATTAGCCAGCAAGACCACATACGGTGACAGGGTGTTAATTGACCGGATCACAGCGAGAGCGGAACGGATCAGAAGAACAGAAAGAGCAACAGCATAAACAGGAATTAAGCAAGTGTAACATCCTGCTTTTCTTGATCTATTTTCACTGCGGCATTTTAACGTGCTAAATTTTGTAGACAAATTGTAGGCAAATTGTAGACGCAGATTAAATAAAAGGAGATTAGATAAAATAAAGGTTAGATAAAATAAAAATAAATAAGTGCAGAAAGATATTGTATAACCAAGTATATATAAATACTAGAGCCGACCGGCTGCCACCATGTACCCATCTGCAAATATTACCTGTCTGTCTGTTAAATAATCCCATTTGTCAAATTTAACCGGATGATATTTTTTAATCGCATGATTTTTATATACTCAGGATCACCGGAAGACATACCACAGTAACAAATTGTCAAATGCGTAAAAGGTTGTTGTGGATTTATAAATAGCACTTATGATATTATAAAAGCAGTTAGGGAGCCGACGCTAACACGGTGCGAGTGACAGCGGTGCAAATCCAACCCCATCTGGATATGCAGCCGCCCAGATTGTAACCAAGACCACCGGAGCCGACAGACCGGAACCGACAAGAAGTCACTAGCTTGTCACTTTTGTAAATTTATGTTTTTACATGATCTGTGGAGGAGATCAAAAAACATAGGTTTTTTGAGTGATGCTTAGTGATTTTTTTATTGCAGATTTTCAGGAGGTGTAGAGCGGTGCAGGACGTCAGAGAGATTCCAAACATTGACGAGATTAAAAAAAATATCCGTAAATACTTTGACGATTATTGTGCGGCTTATGGCATCGATGACATGAGATCACAACGGCAACCGGTTTTTAATGGAGCCATGCAATATATATATAATAATTATATAAGACCTAGCAATGTATTAAAAGATATACCCCAAAACGTAGTGGATAATAGTATTAACCAAATGCTAACTAACTACAATGCGTACAATATAGATCTGTTGTATGAGGTTTATTTATATATTAGGGAGTTAGCTAACGCCTATGATATGACTGCTACAGCTGATACATTTAAGATATTAACAGGGATATCTAAACAGGCTTTGAGTGCATGGAGGACTAAATCAAGTACATCGAGCATGGACGAGGTCAGAAAAGCTTTTGTAAATTGGTTAGATGATGCAGATTGCGATCAACTTATTGCTTTTAACCTGCGGAATGCGCTGGGAGCAACGGAACGATTAAACAACGACCACGGGCGGAAACAAACCACACAGCAAGAGATTGTGCACAAGATAGCCAGGACAGCCGACCAGCTCCCACGATTAGACACAGATTTTGGACAAAATAAATCAATGTTGACCGATTCCGGAGCGTATGACAGCAACAACACAAATGCGAATGAATAGCAACAACTTAGGAAACGTGCGAAAATATGGGATAGTTAAAGACGTGTCAATAAAGACTGCGCGAAGCGCGAATTTTGCGCATAGTTGAAATTCAAATAGCCATACCGGGGGAGGGGGTCTGACAGGACCAGCGAACAGCCCCTACTTAGTCCCTCAAATTCCCTCAAAAATAAAAAGACCATTTAAGGAGATACGCAATGGAAAATCAGTGTAAAGGATGTTGTGGCACTTGCAAATACGGAATATATAATACATCGGCAGGTTATGTATGCGTTAACGGAGATAGTAAATACGTGACAGCTTTTGTAAAATACAGTCATGGTTGTGATAAATATGAGAAGAACGCAGAAATGTCAGACAACGTAAATCACCCTAGCCATTATGAGACAGGAAAATATGAGTGCATAGATGTGATGATTGAGACGCAGGGGATTGAAGCTGTAAAGAACTTCTGCATCTGCAATGCTTTTAAATATCTTTACCGGCATGAGAATAAAAACGGTGTAGAGGATGTTCGGAAAGCTAAGTGGTACTTGGGCAAGTATCTGGAACTGATCGATTTTGAATCTACAAAAGATGCTGTTAATGGAAAAAAGACGGTATTACCGACTACCGCTTACGTAAATGAGATTACACTGCAGGAAGCTAAAAATATTTTAGCGGATTGTGGGTATATAATTACAGAGGGTTAATTTTGCTTATGCAGATTTACGGAAAAGAGATTAAAGACGAATGTTCAAAATGCGGTGAAGTCCTGCAATGCGAATTATTTTTGCAAGGTCACGGAATTAAGAGATACAGTGAGAATGTTACGGAAATGGTTAGCTGTCAAATGAAGCACCAAAAGAGTAGACTTGATAAAGAGCCTAAAGAAGATTTGCCAGTTAAGGAGAAATGTGAATTGCCACCGGAGATTAAAGAGATCTACACAGAGGTTTGGAAAATCCATAAAGAGTGCGCTAATCCGAAAACGGATGAAGACTGGGAATATCTTATCCGGCAAGGAAATCTGCTGATTAAAATGCACAACAATAGCCAGTTTGCTAAAGCACTGGTAATGGCAATGATCGATGAAATTGAAGGAAGGAAGAAGAAAAAATGCTTGGATTCATGATTTTAAAAATAATGACAACGTTGGTATTGACAGTTTTAGCAATATCTGCTTTATGGTATGCTCCAAAACAGAAAACAGCATCAGAAGGAGTTACTTTCTTCGCACTTGCAATGTTCCTTGCATTTGGAATAACTTTCATGTGGGTATAGCCTATGTGGTTACCGAAGATTATGCGAATTATCCCATATCACATTGTTGAATGGGTTAAATTCATAAAGCCATTGTTATTGCCGAATATCCGGTGTTGTGTTGGCATTGGATATGTGGCAGAGAAATCAAGGCATCAAGAGTGTATGTAGCCTGTGTGTGGGAAACGAAAAATGGAAATATGCGTTCGACAACACCAAGTTTTTCAAAGTACCGTGCACAGGCGTGAAAATTTTTTAGATAAAGCAATATAGGGTGTTTCACGAAAATAATCCGGGAGCAGATGGTCTCTCTCCCGGAGTTTAGGACTATCGCCAAGCGGTAAGGCACAGCACTTTGACTGCTGCATTCCCAGGTCCGAATCCTGGTAGTCCTGTTTCGCAGATGTTTTCTTCTTTCGGTCTTTGCCATCTGCGAATTGTCTTCCATACTTTTCCATTGGAGACACTCCTTTCACCTCATAGCGGAATGCTGTTAAGAGCCGTCGCAAGGCTCGTGAGGGTTTTCCACGTAACCGCTTGAAGCCTTGCAACCATATAGCGGTGAAAAACTTTATCTGCGTCGATAAGACGATACGGTGATTGCAATAATCTGTAGTTAGCAGATAGGTGTGCCAGAAGTTTAGTCGTGGTTATACGGCACAGGTTTTGGGGAAATATGCATAGTGGCGATTGCAGCGGTCTGTAAAACCGTGACATTAGAAACACCGAAGGTTCGACTCCTTCTTTCCCCACGATGTTGGGTCGCTCCCAACTAGCAGGTAACTGGCGGATGTCCTGCAAAAATAAAAATAGCCATAAGTGTTGCGCTGTGTCAGCGCCTTAAATGTAGGCATACAGCTTATGGAAACGCACATTGGGATGTAGCGCAAATGGAAAGAGCAGTGTCCTTCTAAGGCATAGGCTGTGGGTTCAAGTCCCATCATCCCAACTTTTTCATTCAATCCTAAAAGACGCTATTGGGCAGGTGCGTGGTTGATAGTCGTAACGGATGGATTGTTTCAAGAAATCGCACCATCAAGATGCAGTGTTCCCATAATGGTATTGGAACGGCTTGCTAAGCCGCCGGGCGTTTATTCGCCTTGTAGGTTCGAATCCTACACACTGCGTTTATACGAATGGGAACGCATATCATTGTTCGCAGGGGGATATGCATAATTGTGAGTTGAGATACCTGTTCTAGCAATTAACCATGCTATATTTGCCGTATGTCCGGGTGGTGAGGGAGCGGTCTTGAAAACCGTTGGCTGTAAAAGGCTTGCAGGTTCGAATCCTGTGTACGGCGTTTATCTTTATCTCCACTTAGCCGGGTACTACTGCAATAGTTCCGGTCGATGGGAGATGTATGGATAGTAGTTGCTCATTATCGGTCAACGAAAAACACTTCTGCGAGTAGAATTTGCAGATTCAAAAGTAGTCGTACCTTGTTTGGGTCGGGTGGGTTCAACTCCCACGGCAACTATTCCCTGACTAAAACGTAAGCCACATATGTTTAGCGAAAACCAAGCCTATGAAGTAGAGAAAAAAACAAGACTGTGAGATTGTGGATAGTCAGTGACAAGTAGGCGGCGCACATTTGGTTATGGCAAGCGCAAGCCATAAAAAGGTTTTACGGTGCGATTCCCATGCATAGCTTCAGTGGCAGAGCGGCATCCGCATAGGATGTGTGTCGGCGGTTCGATTCCGTCTGCATGGGTTACGGAGGATATGAGGATGAATGAGTTTTTAAAGTTTTTTGACGAAAAGACACAAGATTTTCCGATGCATCTTGAAATAACATATAGCAAGATATGTGACTGTGAAATCTATATTTACAAACGAGGATGCGCAAACGACTATCCTGAGTGTAGAAGAGATGGTGATGATGCGATTCTCGTACATGAAAATGATACGGACATGGAATTATGCTTCGCAAAAGCACACGTTGCATTGAAAGAATGGCTTATTGAGAATAATGGCGGATATTAAGAGAGGTGCAACATGAGACATGAAAAAGAATGGTACACTTGTGATCGGTGTGAATCTGAAATAAAAATGATGCCGGAAAGAAGAACTTTTTTAAAAAGGAAAGTGATTACATCAGCAGAATTTAATATGAGATTTGCAAATGTAACAGGGTATGTTGCTGATACTGAACTTGTATCACCATTGCTTACATGAGTTCAAATTGAAGAAATATGTGATGTTGGATACAAAGAATTTCATTTGTGCCCTAAATGCCGGAAAGAATTTGAGGAGTGGATGAAAAATGAAAAAGTCACGTTCTAAAATTATTATCAAGACAAGAAAAGGTGGATACACCAAAATATACGCAAACGGCAAGTGGCAGAAGAAAGTATACAACATAAACTTCCATGCGGACTGCATCGGAAATTTTATAAATACGATATGCACTTTTGATAAATACAAGGCGGACAAGAACGGTTCTATTTTGTACGACAAGGAAACGTTGGAAACAATGTTAGAGCATTGTGAAGCGAGGTTTTAATCATGTGTAAATCTTGGGAAGAAGCATTTAAAAGAAGACATGATATTATACCAGAAAAAATTGAAATGTTTAAAATGTCAGAGGAAGAATACGTAAAGAAGACTATGCCGGAACCGTGGGCAAGGCTAGAAGATGCACGTTGTAGCAAGTGCAACCGCCTTTTAGGCAAATTCAACGGACAGGCTGAAATCAAATGCCCAAAGTGTGGGAAAATCAATAGAATTGGGGTGAAATAATTTATGAATCAAGCAAAGTTGGTGAAATGGCAATATTGCAAAAACCTTAATGATATAAATCAAGCCATTCTGCAAAATAACCAGGATTGGGAAGAATTAAAGAGCGCAGAACAAATTATCAGTATAACATTTGACACAAACCATATGTGTTATGTTGTGTTTTGGACTGCTTAGCATAGAAAATAAAATATTTCCAAGAGCACCAGTCGTAGAGTGCCTACGCAGAGAGCCAAATTTCCAAAATGTAAGGAAAGGAGGCTCTTTTATATTGGCAAGTCAGAGCCTTATATCGGCAGTAAACAGCTATGACAATTACATACAGCGCAAGGGAATTGATGAACAGGTCATTGATGCGTACATAGAAGCCTGCAGAGTGGCTATAAACGGTGAAAAAGATATAACTTATGGCTTACAGATAACAAACCGTTCTAAAGGCATTGTAGAGCGTTTCTGTATGGAAAGAACAGGAGGAACCATATGGGATTTGGAAAAGTATTCCTTTGCGAACAAGACGCACTATTCATTGACAGATAAATTGTACGATGTTCTTCTGCTAGAAGCACAAAATAAGGTTGTGGATAGTGCGTACCGTTATTTGGAAAAGAAAAGAGAACCAAGAGAACGGTTTTATATGCCACGTAGAAGGCAATTTCTGAAAATCGGTCTCATGGATGCCATTCAAGGCATGATTGATGATATATACGACATCCTCTGCGTGTCTCTTATCCCTGGTGCTGGAAAAACCACGGTCGAGAAAATGCTAAATGCGCTGGTTGCCGGATGGTTTCCGAGAGATTTCAACCTTTTTTACTCCCACAGTGGAGATATTACACGTATGTACTATGACGGTGTGTACGATATTTGCACAAATTCTGAAGAGTACACCTGGAATGAAATCTTCCCAAATCTTTCTGTTACCAGTACTAACGCAAAAATGGAACAGTTTAACATCGGCAAATATAAACCATTTCCATCCGTTCAGTGCACATCCGTAGGAAGTAAAAATGCTGGTAAAGTACGTGCATCAAAGTTTTTGTTCGTAGATGACATGATCGGTGGCATCGAAGAAGCTATGAATCCTATAATTTTGGATAAACTGTGGGACAAGTATGCGGTAGATGCAAGACAAAGAAAGACACAAGATACTGACGGAAAGAATTGCAAAGAGATCCATATTGCTACCAGGTGGAGCGTAAACGATGTAATCGGTAGGATCCAAAATATGTATGAAGGGAATCCGAGAGTAAAAGTAATTGCGGTTCCGGATATTGACCCAAAAACAGGATTAAGCAATTTTGACTACGAATTTTCCGGATTCACGGTTGCTTTTTTTGAAGATCAACAATTACTCATGGATGAAATCTCTTATAGGTGTCTTTACAAGCAGGAGCCTATTGAACGTGAGGGATTGTTATTTCCGGAAGAAAAAATCAGACGTTATCTTAATCTGCCACATGGGGAACCGGAAATTATTACCGGTCAATGCGATACCAAGGGAAAAGGAACCGACTTTTTTGTTCTTCCGGTATTGCAAAAGTACGGAGAAGATTATTACTGCGTGGATGCTGTTTGTGACAATACTGCGGATTATGAGATGCAGTATGAAAATGCTGCAAATGTACTTGTTAATAATAAAGTGCAAGAATGCGAATTTGAGCGTAATGCCGGCGGTGACCGTGTGGCAATGGAAGTAAATAAGCGTGTAGAGAGTAAAGGATGGATATGCAACATCACAGACACACCGACTGAGACAAACAAAGAAGCAAGAATTTTTCAGTGCTCTAACTGGATTTTACAACACGTAATATTCAAGGATCCATCATTGTATAAGCCTAACGAACCATACGGTGTAATGATGTCGTTACTGAAAAGGTATTCTGTTTCAGGAAAAAAACAGTTAGATGATGTACCGGATGTATTTTCAAACTTTGCATTGCGAATTACAAACGGAAACAGGGTAGCAAAAGTAGAAGCAATTCAAAACCCATTCTCTTTCGGACGGAGGTATTGATTATGGTGACTAAAGATGTTTTGTCTCAATACATAGATTTACAGGAAGAAATCAAAGAAGTACAGCAGAAGATTAAAAAACTTGAATCGGATATCAGAAAAATTGAATCGGATGGGAATGTTGTTGACAGCGTATCAGGTGGATGCGGCGGCACTGAACATTTTCGTATTGAAGGATTCCCTTATCCAGAGTACAGCAGAAAACGGACACTGCTTTATTCCAGAAAGGCTACTTTACAGCTTTTAGAGGACGATTTACTGCAAAAAAATAATGAAGTCGAAGAATTTATTGCAAGCGTTCAGGACAGTCGTATAAGACGGATCATAAATTTACGATTTATTGAAAAATTATCATGGAACAAGGTTGCTGATAGAATCGGTGGTGGAAACACAGAGGATAGCGTGAGAAAAGCATTTGATCGTTATATGGCAAATTAAACTTGTCCGATATGTCCGATTTTTCCGTGATACTATTAAGATGCAGAAAGATTCCAAGATATTTTTCATTTCCTCCTCAGATCATGTGAAGACTACAGAAGTACCGCTCTTATCAGCAAGGGCGGTATTTTTGTGCGCAGAAAAGAGGTATTTATGATTTTTAATCAAAAAATTAGAGTGTACTGTCCGGGATGCGGACGGTTGGTCGGTGAATGCAGTTCAAAATCACACATCGACAAGACATATAAGTGCCGAAATTGCAATAAAATGGTTGTTTACCATACGGAGACCGGAGAACGTGAAATCAAGAAACTTCCAAAAAGAGACCAGAGCAGCGGAATGACATTTATGTAGGTGAAAATATGAACACTATGAAATTTCAAGACCTTGTAAAGGGTTGTCACGGTAGAAAAATTGCATATACGGATGTGGAGCAGATAACCGAAGACAACATTGTAAAGGTTATTGGTGATTGCATCGGTGTTTTTAATTACAATAAGTCAGTTATCAAGTACTTGTGGGAGTACTACAAAGGAGATCAACCGGTACTATACAGAACAAAGCTGTCAAATGAGGATATAACGAACAAAATCGTTGAGAATCATGCTTATGAGTGGGTACAGTTCAAGGTTGGTCAGACTTACGGAGAGCCTATTCAGTTTGTCAGCAGAAAAGATGATGAAGCTGTAAATAAGGCAGTAGATGAACTGAATGATTACTTAGCAGATGCAAATAAGCATGAGAAAGACATAAAAGCTGGTGAGTGGCAGTCGGCAACCGGAACATCATTTAAAGCTATTCAAATTGTGAATGGAGATGTGCCTATCCGTGTGGTTGCACCTAATCCTCTGAACACGTTTGTCATTTACAACCGCAGTTCCGAAGAACCGATTTTGGCGGTACAGGAATTAAAAGATGAAAATGGCGAGTGGTACAAGCTCTGCTACACTGAATCTTGCGAATGCATCATCAAGAATAGTGCAGTTGTTAAGGGAACATGGAAACTTCATGGATTTGGTGGTATTCCAATTGTAGAATTTCCGAACAACCATGAGCGGTTGTCAGATATTGAACTTGTTATAGATCTGCTGGATGCAATCAATAATACGCAGTCAAACAGAATGGACGGCATAGAGCAGTTTATCCAGGCATGGTACAAATTTGTAAACTGCGAGATTGACGAAGAAGAGTTCAAAAAAATGAAGATGAACCATGCGTTGGTTGTAAAGTCCATCAATAAAGACAATAAGTCTGATGTGGATGTCATGTCTCAGGAGCTTGACCAAACGCAGACACAGGTTTCCAAGGATGATTTAACAGACAGCGCACTTTCAATTTTGGGAATACCGAACAAGCAAGGAAACACTGGCGGTGATACGCAGGGTGCGGTTGAGCTGAGAAACGGATGGGATTTTTCAAAATCAAGAGCAAGGCTTAAGGATCCGGTTGTTAAGACAGCAGAGAAGAGACTGGCCAAGGTTGCGCTGAATGTTATCCGCATTAAGAAAGAGGATCTGAAAATCACTCTTAGAGATTTTGATGTGCAGATCAACCACAGTCCACAAGATAATATGTATACCAAGTCGCAGACATTACTGCAACTTCTGCAGTGCGGTATTCATCCTCTTATTGCAATCAAAACGGTTGGACTTTGGGGAGATTGTGAAAAGACTTTCAACCTTTCCAAGCCTTACCTTGATGCTCTGTGGAAAACTGCTGACATTATCAACATGGAAGAGCAGATGGCAAAAGCACAGGAAATAGTAAAACAAATGCAAAATAAGACAGTTGCCTAGAAATAGGTAGCTGTTTTTATTTTATAAAAATTCGCAATGCCGTGAGCGTATAAACCGGCAATGTCAACCGGTGTCGTTGCACCGTATAAAAATTCGTAGGACATAACGGAGGTAATTTATGAAGAGAGAAGAACTGACAGCTATGGGTTTGACTGATGAACAGATTGAAAAAATCATTGCTGAGAATAGCAAGGATGTTCAGGCAGCAAACGCAAAGGCAAACAAAAACAGTGAAGAGTTGACAAGACTGCGTGAGCTGGAAAAGGAATACACAGCCATGAAAGATAAGGGTTTGTCCGATTCTGAAAGACTGCAAAAAGACCTTGATTCTGCAAATGCAAAAATCGCAGAGCTTGAAAAGACACAGGCTATTGCGGATCAGAGAAGCAATGCGGCATCCAAGTTTAACATTTCTGCTGAACAGGCATCACAGGTTATCAAGGATGACGGCAGTTTTGACTACGAAGTACTCGGAAAGATTATCTCTGATAAAGAGATTGCTGCGGCACAGGCTAAAGAGCAGGAAATCGCAAACGGAACCACAAATCCGGGCGGTGGTAGTGCTGGCGGTGGTGATGGAACTGAAAGTAAAGGTGCTGAAATGGCAAAGAAATATAATCAGCGCTATGTAATCGAACAGTAAGCAAGGAGGTATAAACGTTATGGCTTACATGAAAACCACTACTTACACTTCTGGTGTAAACATTTTAGCAAGTGAAGTCGGACTTGTGTTAAAAACTTTTGAGGGAACACAAGCAATGGCAACACAGGTAGATGATAAGAAGATCATCAAGGCAGGAACTGTGGTTCCAACAAATAACGCTTCTGCGAAGGGAATTGTGTTTGAGGATGTTGATATTACAGATGACGAAAAGAAGCCTATTTCTGTAATTATTGCAGGCCGTGTTATTAAGGCAAATTTGCCTGTTGCAGTAGATACCAATGCCGAAACCGCACTTAAAGCAAGCGGCATTTACTTTGATTAAATTACGGAGGTAAGAACAGTATGCCTAGTGTATTAACAATGATTACAGACAAGGATAGATTGGATTTTTCCCAAAACTATTCTATCGCAAGAAATTATGTAGGTGACCGTCTTTTCCCTGATATCAAGACCGAGAACCTTGAAGCAGAGTACGAAAGACTTTCCGAGGGAATGGATCTTCCTACCGCAGCAATGGTACACGCATTTGATACCGAGGCTGCTATTGGTGTAAGACCTGGATTCGAAAAAGTAAGCGTAGAAAAGCTGCTGATTAAGGAAAAAATCAACCAGTCTGAAAGATTACGCCAGTTGCTGAATCATGGTGTAAGAGAAAGCAACCTGATTGACTATGTATATGACGATATGGGTCGGCTGTCTGATTCTGTAAAGACAAGAACTGAAATCGCAAAAATGGAGGTTATGTCTACTGGTAAGATGACCATTAACGAAAATGGTCTCAATTTTGCTATTGACTTCAAAGTAAATAAGTTCAAGGCACTGAAAGGCTGGGAAGATCCTACCCATGATATCCTTGGAGATATTGCAGACATGGTTCAGATGGCTCTTGACAAAGGATATGTTGTCAATACCGCACTGACTTCTACCAAAATGCGCTCTTATATGCTTAAGAATGAAGGAATAATGAAAGCTATTAAGGGAGTTAATTTCGTTGGAATGGCAATTACTCAGGCAGAAGTGGAAAATCTGTTGTTTAGCCTGCATAGTCTGAATATGGTAATTGATGATGATATGTACGGAATTGCCAACAAGGAAAATACAACGAGAACTCCAAAGAGATTTTTACCGGATAATGTATTTACTCTTTATGTATCTACTGGAAACGGAAAGATTGGTACTGGACTTTGGGGCGTAACTCCGGAAGAAGAAAAGGCAAGTGCATTTACAAGCTTGTCCAAAAAGCAATTCATTACTATTTCCCAGTGGGCAACTCCTGATCCGGTTGCTGAGTGGACTAAGGCTAGTGGCGTGTTTATTCCTGTAATTCCTAACCCTTATGGAATCGTAATCGGTACTTTAACCGAAGGAGAAAGCGGTTTGGATACATTGGTAGTGAACAGCACTGCAAGCCAAACAACTAATGGATACACGAAAGTAAGCGTTTCCCCTGCAAAAAGCGGCGACAATTCTTACAAATACAAGGTAGCAGATGATTGTAAATTACCTTCTTATCTTGGAAATGTAAAGACGTATGCTACTTGGGATGGCACTTCTGAAATTGAAGCAACAACCGGCAAGGAAATTATGATTATCGAGTGTGACCCTAATTACAGAGCAGTAAAGGCAGGTATTACTACGGTAACTGCAAAGGATGAATAAGAGGTAACACATGGCAGAATATACGACTTTGGAGCAAGTAAAAATCCGTCTGAAACAATTTCATATTGATTCTGAAAGTTCCGAGGTCGTGTTTGACCATTTGGAAGAAAATCCTCTTTTGCAACAACTTATTAGTCAGGCAGAAGCCGACATCAGAGCAAAGAGAATGTACCCGGAAAGTTACACAGAAGAGAAGATTGCTGCGGATATGAAAAAATTTCAGTCCGTGGTGGTTAATCTTGTCGTGTATGACAGATCGCAAGCCGGTGAAAACTTCATGGCAAGCTATTCAGAGAATGGAGTGTCGAGAACATGGAGAGACCGGGAAGAACTGTTTGTGGGTGTTTTTCCATTTGCAAAAGTTTTATAACCCCATCGAAATCGAGGGGTTTAGAAGATTGTGCGTGACCATGTTACTGATTCCAGTAATAAGGTTGCAGGCGGCACACTTTAAGGGTGGTGGGCGGTGTGCCAACAAACTAGGAAGGCGGTATATGATGTGACTATAGAGTTATCTACAGCAATCATTATAAGCGTGTTATCACTCGGTTTTTCCGTCTACATTGGTCTGAAAAACAGCAAAAGAACAGACACAAAGGATATTGAGGAACGTGTGAAAGAAAACACACGCATCAACATGAAACTGGACACCATCCTTGATACTATCAATGAAATGAAAAGCGAGCGTTCAGAGATGAAGAAAGAGCTTGCAGAGCATGAACAGAAGCTGACAAAGGTTGAAGCCAGTACGGCATCTGCACATCATAGACTTGATGGAATTGAGGAAAGACTTAACATTAAAGAGAACGGAGGTAAGGAATGATGGATTTTTCACAGGTAGGAACTTGTGTTGCAATCGTGGTTATTTGCTATCTTGCCGGTATTGGAGCGAAGCTGATTCCGGTTATTAAGGATAACTACATCCCGGTTGTTGTCGGCATTGTCGGTGGCATTCTCGGAGTAGTAGGAATGTATGTTATTCCGGATTTCCCGGCAAATGATGTACTGAATGCGATTGCGGTAGGAATTGTTTCCGGTTTGGCAAGCACTGGTGTAAATCAGATTTACAAGCAGGTGAAGAAAGATGCTTGACATTAACAAGCAGGAAATGAAGTACTCACGGCAGGGAGAAAAAGTCACGATTTATGACCGGGACGAAAACGGAGAAATAAAGTACATCGAGATGGACGGAGAAAGGATTCCAGTGGTTTTGAGAGAAACTACTGGATATTCTGAACCCGTCCTTTTTTCTGCCAACATCAGTAATAATCTGTCGGAAGTACTGGTAAAAGAATTTGGTATTGATGATTCCAGTTCGTACTGTCAGATTGTGACCGACAAAGGCTATTTGCCGATTAAGGAAGGGGACGTTATCTGGAAGAAGTCAGAAGTAGGCCGTGACGATGACGGACTTGTGGACAACAAGACTGCGGACTATGTTGGCAAAGGTGTTGCAGACGAGGGACTGACAGTAGATTTGTTTTTGTTGCAAAAGACGGTGAAGTGATATGGAAAAGACAATCAATATCAACCTGTTTGACCAAAAGTCCATACAAGCGGCTGTAAAGGCTCTTAGAGACTATGAAAATAGCTTAGAGTATAAATGTAGGCTACTGGCCGAGACACTGGCAGAAAAGGGCGTAGAGATTGCTAGAGTGCAGATCGCTGACCTTGATGCTATCTTTACATCGGAACTTTTGCAAAGCATCAATTCGGAATATGTTGGATCCGTAAAAGTTGGCGGTGTTTGGGCGGTGGTTGCAGGTACAGACCATGCGGCTTTCGTGGAGTTTGGTACTGGTGTTGTCGGAAAGCAATCACCGTACAAAGGAAATCTACCGGAAGGTGTTGATTGGCAGTATGCAAGCGGAAAAACCATAAGGCAACTTGCGGATGGAAGATATGGATGGTTTTATCCTGCGGATGACGGTAAATGGTATTTTACGGAAGGTATGCCGTCAAGACCATTTATGTACCTGACTGCAATAGAACTTCGTGATATTGTATCACAGACAGCAAAGGTGGTGTTTGGTAGTGGATAATGAATATCAGTGGGTATCAGATTTCAAAGTCAAGATTGCATCGTACTTAAAAATGAAGATACCGCAGAGCCATCCTAAAGCTTATGTGACGGACAAAAGCAAGGATTTGTCAGACCCTACATTCCCTACGGTGTACTTTCATGCTATGCCGTTCACAGAGACAGGACAAGACCTTGAAGGACGGTCTGTTAATGGAATCACAGCATCGTACCAAGTGGATGTGATAACCAACAAAAGTCAAGAAGAAGCCGAAGCTATCATGGCTACGGTTGCCGGACTTTTCAAACGTCTGCGATTTCAAATAACTTCCATGCCGGAGTTCAATAATACTTCGCAGGACACATACAGAAGCACTGCACGGTTCAGAAGAAGTGTAGATGCTGACGATATATTGTAACTATTGTCAGAGCCTAACGGCTCTATTTTTTATGCAAAATTGGAGGTAAATATGGCTACTGGTTTAAAATCAAGAATTGCCTATAAAGAGCCTAGTTCTAGTGCCGCTACTGGTGAGTACTGGGCAGGAACGTACAAATTGCTTATGAGAGCAAAAAGTATTCCTTCACCGTTCGGAAGTCAGAACATGGTGGATACTTCTACACTGGAAGATTTGGTAGAGACACAGGAAATGGGTCGTAGAGCCGCTAACAGTATGGAAGTGCAAGGAGCATTTGAGAAAAAGTACAAGGATGAAATGGTGACAAACGAGGGAAAGAAACTCGATTTTATCATCCTGTATGGAACTGACGGAAAAGGTTCAGAGGGTATTTGTGCATTTATCGGTCAGGAAAGTTTTGCACCGGACGAAGCAACAGACGATCATCTGACCGGAACTGCTACGATTGCACAGGCTACTGTACCGAAGTGGATTGAAGATAATTACACTGTTGCAGTAACCGAAGACGAAAACGGTTATCCCACAGCAATTACGCTTACAAAAAAATAGAAAGTCAGTCAGAAACAAATAACACTGCCGTGGCTGACAATGATGAAACGGTAGATGATACATTGATTTAAGCAAAAGAGAGCCGTCTTCGGGCGGCTCCTTTCCAACAAAATGTTGGGGAAAGGATATGTTTTTATGAAGAAGATTTTAGTTAATGATGTTGAATATACTTTAGAGTTTGGATTCGGTGCTGTGGAGTGCAAGGATTTGATTCAAAAGATGTTTCTTATGCTTTCCGGTGGCTATGTAGCTAAAAAAGCAAAAAATGTACAGAATCCCACACCAGAAGAAATTGTAGATGGTAGCGGATATATGCTTGCAGAATTTCCTCATGTATGCAAAACGGCTTTTTATGCTGGCCTTATCGAAAACCATGAAGATATTACACCGGATGAATCCAATGCTTTAATGAAAGAATACATGAAAGCAAACGGTCTGTCTTTTGTGAAGCTGTATGGAGAACTGACAGACTGTATGAAAGAAGACGGTTTTTTCGAACTGTCGGGTCTGACGGAAATGATGACGCAGACCAAGGAAGAGATGGAGAAAGAGGACAGCAAGGTAACAAAGATGCCACAGGATCACAAGAAGAAATCGACTGGCACAAAATAATATGGGAAGAATATTTTCCATTTGCTTTTTCCATGGGAATTTCGATAGAAGAGTTCAAACATCTGAATCCTAAGAAATTAGAGTGGTGTTACAAAGGATATAAACTCAAAAAAGAGGAAGAAGATAGAAACTCATGGCAACGGTGGGGAGATTACGGAATATCTGCATTAATCGTTGCAATAGACTCTTGCTTACATGGAGAAAAAGCAAGAGCTACTTATGTTGAAAAGCCTATTTCAGAAAAGATAGCACATGATAATGAGCCTAAATATAAGGAATCCAACGAAGAAATTGCAATATGGGAAATGAAACAGAGAATCAAAGCATTAAGAGAACAAGGGCTGCCGGAAAGTCCGGATTAAGGAGAAACAAACATGAGTTTAACAGTAATTGATGTGTCCTCATACCAGGGGACGATTAACTGGTGGGCGGTAAAACAGAACGGTATTGATTTTGCTATTCTAAAGGTCATCCGTAAGGATTTGAACCCGGACAAGAAGTTTGAAGAGAACTGGAAAGGTTGCAAAGAACACAACGTTCATGTGCACGGAGTATATGAATATGGATATATTACAACGGTTGCAAAATCACGCTCTGATGCAAGAAGAGTGCTTACTATTCTTAACGGTAGAAAAGTGACAGTATATCTTGATGTTGAAGATGCCGTGATGAAAGGCCTTGGCAAAAATATTATTCCTATTATCAATGCTTACGGCAAGGTCATCACCGATGCAGGATTACAGTTCGGTGTATACACTGGGGAAAGTTTTTACAAGACATACATTAAGCCTTATGGCGGTGTGAGTTATCCCATGTGGATCGCACGGTACGGCAAGAATAACGGCAAGTGTGATGTGAAGTATCAACCGCAAGTACCGAACATGGTAGGATGGCAGTATACTTCTAAAGGGCGTGTAGGCGGCATTGCAGGAAATGTGGACATGAATGTATGGTACAAGGAGTTAGATGCCGTATATGAGGATTCTACAAGCTATAGAAACCCTTATACAGAGCCGGAAAGACTTCTTTATTACAAGCGTCTGGCAATGATGAAGGGAAACGATGTCAAGTGGGTGCAGTACGAACTTGTAAGGAAAGGCTTTATGCCGTCTGTAAATGCGAAAGGTAAGACGAACATTGACGGATATTTTGGAAAAACCACTTCTGATGCAGTAAAAGCATTCCAAAAGAGTGTTGGAATCACTGTAGATGGAAAAGTCGGTGCGGTTACAAGGGCATATCTCAAAAAGTAATTTTAGGAGCGGTAGGTGTCACAGTTTACCGCTCTTTTTCTTGGAAGTGGCAGACACTTCCTTTTTTATTGCGGTAAAGGCGGTGCGGTATGGCAGATATTGATTCTTTGCAGATTAAAATAAAAGCGGATGCGAATAACGCAAGTAACGCACTGGATAAGTTGGCAAATAGCCTTACGAATTTTCAGAAAAGCTTGTCTATTGATACGTCCAAACTGACAAGCATTTCTAATAGCATACAGAGTATCGCAAATGCCGCCAGTTCCATGAATGCGAGCGGTATTAAGAACATATCCACATTGACAAATTCCATTAACAGAATGGGGAAAATAGATACAAGCGGATTAAGCAGGATTTCTTCTACACTGAAGACTTTTTCTGCAGACATGGCAGGAACTAAAGTAGATGGAGTAGGGGACATTGCAAGCATAGCATCTTCGATTTCAAGACTTGGTGGTGTGGCATCCGGCAGAGCAATCACAAACATTCCTTTACTGGCAAAAAATTTGAAGCAGTTATTTACAACTCTTTCAACCGCTCCGAATGTCAGTGAGAACATTATCCGCATGACAAATGCACTGGCAGGACTGGCATCTACTGGTGCGGCATCCGGAAGAGCCGCAAACTCTTTAGGACGTAATCTGAACACCTATACGGCAAGCGCAAGAAGAGCCACGAAGAGCACATTCAGTCTTGCAGCGGCTTTCGGCAGATTCTACGCAACCTATTTCCTTGTGATTCGTGGAATTAAAAGTCTGTGGAAGTCCATAGAGGGAACCACGGACTATATCGAAGCATTCAACTACTACACGGTAGCATTCAATAAAGTCGGCAAGGAATGGAGCAAGGATTTTGAAAAATTCGGTTACGACAACGCAGAGGATTATGCGCAGAGTTTTGGAAACCGTGTAAATGAACTGCTTGGTAAAATGTCCGGTCTGAAAGTAGATGTAGACGGTGGATTGATTTCTGAAAGCGGAATGAAGAACCTGGGACTGAATTTACAGGAAATTACGCAGTACGCTTCACAACTTGCATCTATTACCAACTCTTTAGGGCAGACCGGAGAAGTCACCACAGCAATTTCAAAGTCCATGACAATGCTTGCCGGGGATATTTCCTCTCTGTTTAACGTGGATTACAGTACAGTTGCAACAAACTTACAGTCCGGTTTGATTGGTCAGTCAAGAGCACTGTATAAGTATGGTATTGATATAACGAATGCCACCTTACAGACCTATGCTTACAAATACGGCATTGAAAAGGCTGTATCTGAAATGTCACAGGCAGAGAAACAGCAGTTGCGTTTACTGGCAATCTTAGACCAGTCCAAAGTATCATGGGGAGACTTGGCGAATACAATCAATTCTCCAAGTAACATGATTCGTCAGTTTACCAACAACGTAAAAGAAGCCGGAATGGTACTGGGGCAGTTGTTTATCCCGGTATTGCAGAAAGTACTTCCTGTCATTAACGGTGTCGTAATTGCGATTAAGAGACTGCTTGTCAGTGTGGCAAATTTACTCGGAATAAAGATTGACTTTTCTGCATTCGGTCAAGGCGTATCCGGGTACAATGAAGATTTGGAAGATACGGCAGATGCGCTGGATAAAGTTGGGAAAAGCGCAAAAAAAGCTAAAAGTTACACACTTGGTATTGATGAATTAAATATCATTGACCATAACAGTGGTTCAAGCGGAAGTTCTTCTGTTGGTGGAGCAGGAATTGACCTTACCAAGGAAATCATGGATGCTACTGCTGAATACGAAAAAGTATGGCAGGAAGCATTTGACAAAATGCAGAATACGGCTATGGGTTGGGCTGACAAAGTAAGCAAGGTGTTTAAGCCTGTAAAAGATATTATAGAAGATCTGGCATATGCATTTAAGTTTGATTCTGATGCTTGGTTTAAGGTTGCCGGAATGGATACATCCAAACTGGTAACTGGTATTTTTGACTGGTTCACAAGAGCAATAGATTCTGTGGACTGGGAAAAAATCGGAAGACACATAGGTAGTTTCTTGGACGGAATGGATTGGACAGCAATCTTTACATCTGCCGGAAATTTCATTGAAACTGCCATAGATGCGTCAATCGACCTGTGGAAAGGAAGTTTTGATGCTGCACCGATCGAAACCACGATTATCACAGCAATAGGTCTTTTAAAGTTTACTGGTGTTGGAAATATCATATGGGAAAAAATATCGGACAAGCTATCAGCCAAAGTACTAGGATCAAGCATAGGAATAGTTCCTACAATTGCAATAGCTGCTGTTACTTGGGAGATTGGATTTAATGTCGGGAAATCATTAGGTAAAGCACTTTTCCCTGATGATAAAGAAATCTATGAAAATTTCTCGTTTTTTGGAGAAGGTGGATTCTTTGATACAATAAAAAACACTGATTTTTCAATACTATTTGACGCTTGGAAACAGATGAACTCTGATGCGGCAGATTTTTTAACAAAAACAATGCCTATAAGACAGTTTTTTGATTTTCTATCACAATTTAAACTGGATGTAAACGATACATTTGGTTTAGTATCAGTGTTTGAAAATTTAAAACCTATTGCTGAAAACTGGTTTAATGAATATGTCAAGCCTTGGTTTTCGACCGAAAGATGGAGTGAACTGGGAGAAAATATAAAGCAATCATTGTCTGATAAATGGGATTCATTTACACAATGGTGGAGCGGCACTGGTATTCCTTCGTGGTGGAATGGTAATGTATCTCCGTGGTTTACTAAAGAGAAATGGCAAAATTTTGGAGAAACCATTAAGTCTTCATTAAAAGACAAGTGGACAAGTTTCACGTTGTGGTGGAGTGGTATTGGATTTGCTAACTGGTGGAACAATGTAAAATCATACTTTACTACCGAGAAATGGACATGGAGTGGCATTAAAGACGGATTGTCTAATGCGTGGAATAATGCAATATCGGCTGTTAAACAAATTTGGAATAGTTTTGCAAACTGGATAAATGATAAACTTAATTTCTCATGGGATCCTATAACGATAGCCGGAATACAACTTGCACCAGGAGGAAGTATTAGTCTTGGCAAAATTCCTACTTTTGAAACTGGCGGTTACGTTCCAAGCCGATACACAATGTTTATGGCAGGAGAAAACGGTGTCCCGGAGATTGCCGGAACAGTAGGTGGAAAAACAGCGGTTGCCGGTGGAGTTGAAATCACCGGAATCAAAGACGCCATTAACACCACAGCAGAAGCACAAATGCGCATGATGCAACAAGAGATTGACCTGCTTAAGCAGTTACTTGCAAAAGAAACATCTGTCAATATCGGTGATAGAGATATAGCAAGGGCAAGCTTAAGAGGTCAGAAAGCTATGGGATTACAGATTATTACTTAAGGGTGGGATTTATTCCCACTCTTTTTTTCTATGGAGGAAAACACAATGATAGCAAGAGCAAGTGATTTCATCATAGTAAATGGAGTACGATTTCCGTGCCCGGCTCCAGGAATGGAAATAGTTCGGTCACAGACGGTTGATTCAGGAAGAAATGTAAATGCTGCAGTTGTCGGTCAAAAAGTCGGAAGAAAATTGTGGAAGATAAATAATCTGCAATGGAACGGCTTGAATGCAGAAACATGGAAAGAAATGCAAGATGCATTAGAGCCATTTTTTGTGCCGGTTACGTTTACTGGGGATGACAATGTAAGGCATACATACACGATGTATCCAGGAGACACTACCGGTAAGCCGTTGTTTTTGGATGATATTTTTTATAGGAACTATGAAACGTGTAAATTCAATTTAATTGATTGTGGGTGGGAAGAATGATAAAAGCTTCTAACGCTTATAAGTCTGCAATGCAGAAAAAGATAAGAGACAGGGCATACATATCAATTACTCTCGGTGTAGTAAATGGTGATGCACAAAATGCGGCTCATTTTGAAGGTGATTACGCATATTGGGGAAACAAGGTTTTGCCGTTTAGAAATGATGCAGAATATACGGAATATGCTACATTGGAACAAAATTATATGCGTGTAGACGGTCAAATGTATTTTCTTCCGAGAGAAACGAGCGGATTGTACCAGCTACGTAATGCTCCATTAACTACACAAAACATAATGGAAACTGTAAAAGTAACATTTCCACAAGAGTATTCCATCAAAGGACTTACAATAGATTTTGGGAAATATTACCCGACTAGCTTCAAAATTGTTACAGATGAAAAAGAGTTGACTTATACAAGCAATAAACACGATTTTTCAACAACGGATGTAATCGGAGACACTACGAACATACAAATAATTCCTATATCTATGGTCGGAGGAAATAAACGTCTTAGAGTAGAAAAAATTGTAATGGGTGTTGGATTGACATATAGAAATAATGATGTATCAACATCTTCTTTTGAAGAATTTGTTAACGGAATTTCAGCGGAGATTCCATACAGAAAATTATCTGTAACAATACTGGATAAAAACAATGTATACAATGTAGACGATGATAATTCATTTATCAATTTTATTGAAACTGGACAAAAAATGGAGTTGTCATACGGAATGGTCCTGTCAGACGATACAGTGGAATGGCATAAAAAAGCAACAATGCTTTTGACCGACTGGAACTCTAAAAAAAATCAAATATCTTTCACTGCGAATGATGTTCTTTCAACTTTGGAAGACAATTATAAAATAGGAAACAAAATATACGATAGAACAGCATATGCAGAAGCTATTAGCATTCTAACAGATGCCGGATTCGAGCCTGACGAGTATTTTGTTGACGATTGTTTAAGAGATGTGAACCTGCACAATCCAATGCCGGAAGCATCTCACAAAGAATGTTTGCAGTTGTTGTGCAACGCTTCAAGATGCATTTTATTTGTAGATTCTGACGGAAGAGTAAATATTAAAGCCAACTTTGCAAATGTTATAGATCCGGCAGATATGCAGGTTACATCAAACGGAACTGCGTGGTGGGGAAATGCCACTAATGTATTATATGGAAACAACAATGTATATGCAGAACTGACAAGAAATTTTATGCGTGTAGATGGTTCACAATTTTTTCTTCCGAGGAATACAGGTACAGCCATCGAACAGACGGGATATGTTACGAAAAATGTTTCTGATGAAAATGGATTGTTTTCGGAGAATCCAGTGCTTACATTAAAACTTCCTGCAGCATACACGTATTATGGATTGTATATTTCATTCCAGGGTAATCCTCCAAAAGATATGAAAGTATCGACATATAATGGAGATACACTTCTTAAGACTTTCAAATATGATGATTTGAAAGAAAAATCATTGTTAAATGATGAATTTGAAAACTTCGACAGTATACGTTTTGAGATAACAAAAGCATACCCCAAAAACAGAGTTTTGATTGATAAAATCAGTTTTGGAGATTTATCTGATTATGAGTTGAAAAAAGACTCCATGACAGAAAATCCTTATGGATACGCAGAAAGAAAAACAAAAGATGTTTTTGTCAAAATATATACATTTCAAAACGGAGAGGATAATACACCGCAAGTAGTTGAAGATAACGTCTATCTAAAGAAATCAATTAACAACTCTGGCGAAATAAGGTATTGTGAAAATCAACTTATTTCAACGGAAGATCATGCAAGGACTGTTGCTGAATGGCTTGGAAATTATTATGCGAATAATATTTCTTATGATGTTCAATACAGAGGGGATCCGGTGCTGGAAGCTGCTGATATTATTTTCATGGAGAGTGATATTGTAAACAGCTTACAAGTAGAAGTGGAAACACACAAATTAAACTTTAATGGTGCTTTTAATGGAACATTACAATTACGAAGAGCAATGAGAACATAAGGAGGTTGTAATGAAAAAAATAATTAACGGTCTTCTGTATAACACGCAAACTTCTGAAATAATATATGTTGATGAAATGACAAATAGAAAAATATTCAGAACAGAAAAAGGTAATTTTTTCTTGTTTTATCCAAACGGAGAAATAGTGCCAAAAACAAAAGAAGATATAAAAGAGTATTTGGGGCTAAATGATACAGAGAAATATATAGAATTGTTTGGAGATGTGGAGGAAGCATAATGTGGGCAGATCCTAAAACAAATTGGTCTTCTGAATGGAATGGTGAAACATATATAGGAGATTATTTTTTATATACAGATTATAACCGTATTAAAAACAATCTTTTGGAATTAAAAAGCACTGCAGAATCTATGTATAAAATATCATCTTTTAATCTTGGAGAGGATAAGGTTGAAGCAGATCTGATTTATGCCGATGAAGTCAATTTATTTGAAACTACGCTGGCAGAAATTAACAGTTCCACTTTCTCATTTTCTGAACAATTTAAAACATGGAAAGAGAATAAATCGGTTCCAACATATGAAGACTGGAACAGGATAGAATCGTTGCAGTTAAAAATATACAATACGTTAGTAGCACAAAGAAAAGCGCAGAACCGACTTGCCTTTACGCTTGGCGGTCAGAAAGGATTTAAGGTGTGATTATGGCAGATTTAAAAACAAACTACGTTGATGATGTATTAGACACAACTAAAAATCAGGTAAGAAAATATCAGCAAATACAAAATGACGATGGAACTGTTTCTTTTGTTGATGTTACTGAATATACGCAAGTAGGAACCTCATTCGGTGCAAAAGACATCAATGATACTAATGCAGCCATAAATGCTGTAAATGGCAA